AGCAAAGATTGCTTCTCGAGCTCCTTTTACACCACCATATAATACTCGGTCCTCAATATGAGTCATGTGAGTATTCTTACCGGGTGCTGATGCTTCAGCAATATATGATTTAAAATTAATCATCATCTTCAGATTGGCCAGGGCATTTAGTGCGGGACATATAACCTGCAACTATTCCTACGATGCCAGTAATTGACATCTTTAATAAATTAATTACTCCTTCATCGACAGGCTTATGCTCTTTAACAGAAACATAGAAGTCTCCTATAGTAATAACAAACAACAAAGCTACTAATCCTATTACTAGTGTAAATACTATTTTGTCTTTTGTATTCATGGTTTTAATATTACCTTTGCTTGTTTAATAATACCTTTTGGCCCAACTGATTTTTTTAAATATTTCACTAAAGCTTGAACTGCTTTTTTAAACGCGCCTTTAAAAGTAAAATCTCCATCGTCTAAAACCATATTGCCCATCGCACGAATTGGAACCTTATAGTCAAACTTCCACGTGTCATTGCCTTTAGGTCTTTGACCTCCATGTTTAGATGACCATTTTAATATATCAATATTAAACGGAATAGAGCCAAAGATTTCTTCTAATTCCCTTTCTTGCAAACTTTGAGCGTGCTCTTTAAAAGTAGTCTGTTCTACCACGTTGAGGTCTTTAAATTTCTTTTGTACTTCTGGGTGCCACTGATATGTTGTATTAAGTTTTCCGGTTACACCTGACTTTGACCTTTGGGTTTTCATTGCAATAGGAATACGCTTGCCGTCTTTAGTTATAGCATATACAAAAATGTTTCTTCCGGTAATCGCGCCAGTCTTCGAGTTCTTAGTAACCTCTTCACCATCACCCGGTTTACCAACATCGAAGTGAGTAATAAAATCGTCGGTAGATTCTATATTAAGTGCAGCTTTGATCTGCTCAGCTTCTACTACAGTACCGCCCATATTTAAATTAAACAGGCCTGGATATTTTCCTACGCCTTCACCATCTTCACCATCGACAACTCCAAGATGGAGCTTATCAATTATATTCTTGCCTTCAAGATAGTCTCCTAACCCTTTAGATTCTCCGTTCGGCAATTTGATTTGCGTTTGATTTAGCTTATCGTTAGTTTCTCTTTGTACGTCTAAGCTTCTTTTCTTAATCTTGCCTAAGTTGACCTTAACATCGTTTTGAGCGCCGACTCTTTGAATCAGCTTAATCATATCCGTCGAAGGCTCTTTGGTTTTATTAGGATCAGCCATGTAATCAATAAATGCTTTAAGCTGCTCTTCTTCACTAGCATCGTCTGCAACCGAAAATCTATTCTTAGTCTTAGTTCCTGTAAAGATTGATTTCTTACCGCCGACAAATCTAGACGCGACTAAAGGGTCTGCTTTTATCTTTTCAATAGCAGCTGTCATATCTACCTTCTGTAGACCTTGCCCTAGTGGTACTCCAACATCTTTAAGTGCGGCTTCAGCTGAGATCAAAGCCTTCTGACCATCTTCGATAATTGCGATGGCTTTAGCTTTTGTTTCTTCTTTAAGTTTTAAGCCAGAAACAACATCTTTCATTTGGTCTGACTCTTTGTTAGGTGTTGAATTGGCTTGGATATCTGATGTCGAAATCTTATCCGAGTGGAATGTTACAACTCCTCGGCCTTTGTTATCAATTGCAATTGAGGAAGTGTCGGACGGATTCTCTCCACCACCACTCACCCTTATAAATTCTACTAATTGGGCTCTAGGAATCTCTACACCTTTATTAGTATAAAAAGGACCTGCACTAGCTTTGATTAATTCGACCTGTGCTTCGATTGACTGTGAATGGCCATAGAAATTTCTAATTTTAGCTGGGGGAATAACTTTGCCGTCTTCAGCAAGTGCGTCAATCGCTTTAGTCATTTTCTTATGTTTTTGCATGCCAGACTTGGCAGTAGAACCCATAAGAGCAAATAGCTTTTTATCTAAGCCTTCTCGTTCTCCTCTTTTAAATGTCTCACCGCCTGAGTTCTGTTTACCAAGGGTAGTGTCTTTGACTTGATTGTATAAAGCTCTCTGAAGTTCTTCTTCGGTAATATCTGGTTTAAGTGTAATAATGTTGGACGCTTCACCCGACATAATTTCCTGCATCATCGACCCCGCGTTTCCAGGTGCTGGTTTAAACCCATCTACTTCATTATAGCCAATATCTAATCCTTTCTGCTTAATGGCTCCATCAGAAAATTTGTCATCTCTGTCTCCTAGCTTTCCACGAGAAGGCGCATTTGACGTCGCAGTTGATTTTTTAGAAGGTTGAGCTTTATCAGATGGCGTTGTGTCTGATTTAGGGTCTGCTTTGGCAATTGGTTCTAACCTTTTTCCGTCGTCGGATGCTTTGAAAGACGGTTTATCGCCTTTCTTTTTTCCATATACGCCACGGCCAAAATGGACTAATCCCATTTTTTTGGCTTTGTCTGATGCTTCTGATTCGTGTAACTTAAAACTTTTAATTGACATGCAGTGTTCCCATAAAAATAAAATTGTTAGGTCATTCTAACAATACTATTTATAAGAAAAACTATTTTAAGTGGGGTCGTTTATAAAGCTGCCTCTAATATTTTTATCGTCAATCCATTGGTTAAATAATCCTAGTTCCATACCATACGCTTCGATTTCCCATGGCAATTCCCAATACTTGTTTGTAGTACGATATCTTTTGCCATACCAAGCAGAATATGAAATTGACTCAGTGTGTGCCAGTTCTTTTCGTGAGAACTGTTTGACGTGTACCATCTCGTGAGCTACGGATAGCAGTTTCTTACGAAGTGACATACCTTTGTCGACTTTGATTTCGAATGTATTTAAGTCTTCGGTGTCAATGCAGTTAGCCCAATCGCCTTCTGTATCTCTAAGATTGGTTACTTGTACAATATCAACCTCTAGGTTTTTCTTTCGAGGCATCATCTTGTGTACACAATAATAAGCAAGAGATACGATTAGTTCCCGTTCGCGCTTGGGGCCGGTGGTTTCTATGGTGATTGCCATTAATAAACTATCTCTTTAGTTTTTAGAACATCTTCTTTGGCGGTCGATTTGAAAAACTCATCGACGTTGTGAGCCTTGTCATCAATCCAAACATCATAGTGTGGTTTGCCAACTTTGAAGCTGCTGTATTTTACACCCCACTTGTCTAACTGATTCTTAGTCAGCTCATGCTTAGCGTGGTAGTTGCCAGTGCTCGAACCTCGAGCTGTGTAATAATTAATCGTGTGACCTTTATCGTGAAGGTCGTTGAAGTATTGGATTCGGTCCATGTAAGGTACCGCACGGGTTTCGTCATTGTCGATTCTCCCGTCTTTGTTGAGGTAGAGCTCAAGAGAACAAATCGTTCCGTCGATGTCTACTATGAATGTTTTTAAGTTATCTGCCATATATTTACCTTTCTAAAATTACGAAATGCCCGAAGTAATTGTCGAACACGTTTATTAAATTATCATAATCACCAGATCGCATCTCTGATAATATTGTGTTTGTGTCAAATCCCAGCTGCTTTCCAAGTCGAGTAGCTGTTCCCATTAGAGCAAATGCATTACCATCTGGTCCTGTCAAATCGATGACGGTTTCTGAGTTTTTAGTTTTTTCCCTTATCATAGTTATATTATACCATATTTTGGCCAAATTGTCTACGGTTTTCTTGATTCACAAGTCCTTGACTGCCAAGAGGTTCATTAAATAGTTTTAAAAATCGTAAAAAACTCATAAGTGATACAGCCGCAAGGGCTTATGCAGATATCGCTTCGAAGTGAGCTAGAGCCTCTTCTTCGGAGTTCGCTTCATGTCCATCTTCAAAGACATACTGAACACTATAATGACTCGAATCGCCTGAACGCAGTGCTTCAGCATTAGGAAATATCCAAGCATGTTTGTAACGCTTAAGTCCTTGCCGCAAGTCTTCGGTTCCGCTATGTCGCTCTCTTACGATGGTGCCATCTTCACAAATGGCCAAATATGTTCTGTCTTGCCAAGGTTCCCAAAGGGTGTTTTCATGCCATTCTGAAAAATCTTCGATGCTAATAATACTCTCTTCTGAGTACTCACTTGAGTACGCAATGGTATTGTTGATTACTCCACTCGAAGTAGAATCAACGGAGCCATAAACCACATAGGTTTCTCCACCCTTGTTCTTCCAGTACTGAGGACATTCCCCAGTGCCATCCCAATCGTGGGAGCCATAGTTTTCGCGATATTGTGTCTGTACGATTTTTTTTGCCATAATTATTTTACTAGGTGTTGTTCTACCGCTCGCAATTGAACATCTGCTCGGATAGAGAAAAAAGTCTTGTGTTGAAGATTTACGTAATAGTCCAATGCCTGATAACGAACCAGGTCGGTACACTCGCCAGTTCGGACATTTGTAAGTTGGAATATGTTGCCATATCCTTTGTGGTCGATGATGTAGTTTATTGCGTTTTCCATAGTTTAAACAGGGATTGAGATTACCAAGCCATAGTAAAACATGGCTCCAAATAGTGCTCCCATTAAGGAGGCGATGAGTGTGTCTAGTATTATTTTTTTCATAGTTCCCTTTCTTTCTACTACTATTATACCATATTTGGGCACATCTGTATACTAAAATCTTCGACTAAAAGTCGTTGATAGCGAACAGGTTACCGAACATGACTAAAAACTCTTAAAGTTTTTGTATCTGATACAGCCGCAACGGCTTATGCACTTTTCATCTTTGAGAAGTTGTTGACCTTCTCAAACGTCAGTTTATTCTCGAATTTACCGTCCAAAACGTCTGCCTTATGGGATATAATAAAGGTATTTGTGTCGTCGTCGAGTGTACCTAGTATCTTCAATAGATTATCTACACCATCGGTATCTAGACTTGAGTCAAATGTCTCGTCTAATATCAGTAGATTCGTATTGGTTGAATTCTTCATACGAGCGATCTGTCTCCAGGTAAACATCAGAGATAAGTCGATACGAGACTTCTCGCCTTCTGAAAAGCTAGAGTATGAAAAGTCATCTCTGTGCCTAGACCTAATAGTCTCATTAAACGATTCGTCAATATTGAATAGTACAAAGAAGTCTAGAACCTGTAGATACTGGTTAATTAGCTTGTTAATCACCGGCAAGTATTGCTTAATAACTTTTGACTTAATTCCACCATCTCTTAGTAGTTCATCTACTGCCTGTGAGTAACTTAGCAACTCAGTAAATTCGGCATGGTCTTTAGAATGCTGGTTTAATGACTCGTATAGTTTAGTAAGAGACTTTTCGGCATCTGATGTGTCATTGGTTTTGCCGAGTTTCTCTTGGAGTGTTTGCACTCTAGATAGCAGGGTTGCGACTTTACCAGCGTTTTCGTTAATATCTTGACCTACATTTCTTATTCGAACCAGCTCTGTCTGAGTCGCATTAAATAGTTCTTCAGTCTTACCAAGCTCTGACCGTAAAGAGTCTTTGCCTTCTGCTAATGCAGTAAGTTTTGTACTAGCCTTTAATAGAGCTGCAGATTTAATTTCGTCAGATATCTGTTGAGTGCAGGTTGGACAGGTTGTATTCTTAGTAAAGAATAGTTGTTCTGCTTTATACCTTTCAGCTTTAGATTGCATTTGCCCTTCAAACTTATTGAGCTCATTCTGCTTGTTTCGCAATCTAGTAATATCGTCTTCAGTCACCTCAGTTATAAGTTGCTCTCTGAGCGCCTCATTCTTTTCATTCAGCGCTTTGGCTTGGTCATTAAGCTCGGCGATTTCGTCTTCTACTTCCTTGGTCTTAGTATCATCAATCGATTGCAATTCTTTAATATGAGATTCTTGAAGCGCGATCTTCTGTCTTTGGAGTTCAATCTGGCTATCGCTGTATCCAATCTCATTGCGGAGTTTAGTGAGCTTCTCTTTTAGAACATGACTCATCTTTGTAAAGATACCAATGTCAAGTAAGTCTTCTATCACTTCCCGCCTATGGTGAGAAGGTAATTGCATAAATGGTATAAAGTTAGATGAACCAAGTACTACAATCTGGTGGAATGATTTATGGTTAAGCTTAAGAATATTGTTCTCCAACACCTTTTGGTAATCACGGGCATGAGATTCTTGGTTGTACATTTCGCCATTGCGCCATATCTCAAACTTGTTAGGTTTGATTCCTCTTATCACTTTATAGTTAGTAGTGCCAATAGAGAACTCCACTGTCACTTCAGTCTTTTTTTGATTGATACTATTAACTAGCTGTGGTTTGTTAATATTGCGATGAGCCTTCCCAAACAGTGCGAACGACAAAGCATCTAACATTGTAGATTTTCCAGAGCCATTTGCTCCTACTACTAATGTGGTCTTATGACCTGATAGATATACTTTAGTTGCTTTATCACCGGACGAGAGAAAGTTCTTGTACTCGATAGATTCAAATTTAATCATATAGCTTCTATTTCTAATGCTTCTGTATGAAGCTCACTTAGAATGTTTTTCAATTTTCTTTTACTTAATTTGGATTCAATAGCATCGACATATGTGTTGAGCAATGTCTGTGTATCTTCAAGATTGATTTCTTCGTCGGCTATGGTCTCTGCTGATAAGTCTCCAAAGTTTTCTACAATCTTTAAGTCCGTTGGATTAAGAGCTTGTACTCTATCTACGTATTTATCAAACTCGTACGCGTTAGTTTTTTCTGACACGATAATCTTTACGTACTTACCATGCACATCGCTGTAATCTGATTGTTCGTCATCAGAGTAATATAGCTTACGGAATAGTGTGTATGGATTCCTTACCGGAGTCATCTCACGAGTTTCGGTGTCAAAGATGTGGAAGTACTTTGGGTCGTGCGCGTCAGACCACGTCAGCTCAACTTGAGTACCGAGATACGTAACGTTACTTTGACTTGACTTTGTGTGATAATGACCAGAATATACCGAATCAAATCGATTAAAGATTTCAGTACCCATACCATGTGAAGTGATATTAGTGTTAGCCATAAACTTAAACCCAGCTAGTTCGAAGTGGCCCATTAGAATTTGAGACTTAGTATTCTGAATAAAGTCCATACATTCTTTTTCGTTTTCAGGGCATAGCCATGGTACTAAACCAATAGTAGTATCTTCAACCTCTAAGTCAGTTGGCTCCATATATATCTTAACACAATCAGTGTAGTGACCAAGGAGCTCTTTTAAAGAACAAAGGTCGTTAGTATTTTTATAATAAACATCATGGTTACCAGGAACAATAGACATATTGATACCTTTAGACCTAATAACGTCAAGGAACATATGTCTATTTCGCTCAAGAGCTTTAAAATTAACAAATCTTCTATGGTCATAATAATCTCCTAAATGTAATATTTCTGTTATACCATGCTCTTCTAGATGCGGAAAGAATACCTTTGAATAAAAGTCTTCTGCATTATCTAAGAACACGTCACTGCCGTTCTTGACACCACAATGAGTGTCATTAATTATCGCTATCTTCATTATTTAGTTTTACGCTTTTTGCGAGTACTGAGACCGTGTTCATTGGCCCAGTCTTTTAGTGATTGGTCTTTAACCTTCACCGCGTCGATTCGATTTTTAATTCTTTCGACAATGCTATCGCCCATATAACCATTATCACCCACATCTGCAAAGGCTTCCATGCCAGAGTTTTCAATCCACTTCATCTTGATTTCCTGTTGTTTTTTCTCTTTAGCTATACGCCGCAGAAATGCGAAGTAGGATATCTGGGTGAAGTACGCAAAGGCATTAGGTTTACCTGTCCTTGTTGCTGCTTCGATGTTATAGTTATTAATAGCCTTAATGCAATTTTCTACTGCATCCATTACCATTTCATCACGATAGGTGTACCGAACGAAGTTTGGTTTGTGTGATAGCCCTTCACAAATCTTTAGAAAACACGATCCTATGTACTCAGGTATCTTTGGTTCCGTGGTTTCATTTTTAATAGCTTCATTTGTTGCTCTTACATGCTCTACAACCGCTTCAGAAAAATCTCTGTTATTTACATAATGAGGTTTCTGTTTGGGTTTTAATTTCTCATTTTTCATATATATAATATACACTGTTTTAAGGCAAATGTAAAACCTTTTTTTCTTTATCTTTGTTTAAAAAAAGCACTGTTTATCTTGACGCTTGCTGCCGGTTTTGGTATAATGATTAAATCAATTATCAAAAGAATCCGTATCATCTTGCTTAGGTCCTTCAACCGGCTTCCATTCCATTCTATTCCGCCAAGGAGAAAGGATATCCTCATCTTCTGTTGAATCTTTAGGTTCAAGACCATCTATTAATGATTGAAGAAACTCAAAAGGATTTGGTGTTACTTTACTATCTTCTTCCGTATCATCGTCATCAATTAACTCATTGTCGTCGTCTAGTCTATTTCGAATAAGTATCTTTGAGTAGAACTTTTTCATCTTAAACGTAGCTTCATGGTATGTTATGATATTGTGCTGATCAATGAATACCTCAGTTGCGTCACACCCAAACAGCCATTCGTGCATACCTATTTGGGCCATACCTTTGCTAGTTTCAAGATCGATTAAATAAGGCTGTGACAGAATAAATGGCAGTTCCTCTTCTGGTGGTTCTTCCACTATTCTTGCTATAATCGTTTCGCCAGTTATTAACTTAAACACTGTAACGGGTAAAGAATCTAAGTATTCGTTTAATTCGTCGCTCATTGTAAGTCCTTTTTGTTATAAATAGAGTTATAATTAACCCCACATAAGTATTTATAAGATGTCAACCGTAGCAAATTTCAATATAGACCAAGGGTCAAGTTTTAGTACAACTATCAATATCGAGACTACTTCAGCGGGTGTCTTTGAGCTAGATAATTATTCTGCCCGTGGCAAGATAAGAAAATCCTATAAAAGTTCTTCTTACGTGTCATTTAGCTGTTCTATCAGCAATAATTCACCAGCACAAGATACCATTACAGCTTTATTAACATCAGCACAAACAAAATCAATGAAGCCTGGCAGGTACGTATATGACATAGAAGTATATAATACAAATAGCGACGTGATAAGAATTGTAGAAGGTCAAGTAGAGGTGTTGGCCTCGGTAACCCAAGCAAATCCATTATCTGAAGGCATAGAATTTAAGTACACCGAAGAGAACTACGTATCACACAGTATGTATCACCCCACGACTGGCGTAGAAGCTGTTGTAGCTACATACGCAGAGCATCTAACATACATGGCACAAGGTTATGTTCATGTGTATCCAATTGGTGGTGGAGGCACTGCCGCAGAAAATTCACAGAGCGCTAGTGATACGGTCACATCAAGTGCTGCAGAATCCGCCAATGATACAACATCTAATTCACCCGGCGATTCTGGTGGTGAATCGAGCAACTATTATTAAGTAGCACTATGGCAGATATAAAAGCGACATTGACAAGCAGTAACACATCATTAACAGCTTCCATAAATCAAGATACACAGATAACTGCAAAATCTTTTACAGAGCCACGGGCTGCAATATTCGCCGATGCTAGTTTAACTGGTATTACTACTGCGCCGACAGCCGCGGCAGGAACAAACACAACTCAAATTGCTACTACAGCGTTTGTTCAAAGCGCGGTTCAAGGTGCAGACAGCATTGCTGAAATGAATGATATTACACTCACTTCATTAGCAGACGGTGAAGTGCTAGTTTCAAGTTCAGGCAATTTTATAAATCAGACTTTAGCTGAAGCAGGCATAAATGCAATAACTTTAACCACTGCCGCTCAACCAAATATTACGAGTGTTGGAACATTAACTGCATTGGTTATGGGTGGTACTCTAAATATGCTCGGCCAAGATATCACTGATTGTGGTAATATAGATGCAAGTTCAATAAATAGTTCTTCAGGTTCTTTTGGTGCTTTAACAGGTCCATACACTGGAACTATTCAAACTGCCGCTCAACCAAATGTTACAAGTGTTGGCACTTTAACATCTTTAACAGTAAGCGGAGATGTGGATGTGGCTACTGCGCCAACAACGGGTAATCATCTTACAAATAAAACTTATGTAGATGCTCAAGTTGCGGGTGTAGTTAATTCTGCTCCAGACGCATTAAATACGTTAAACGAATTAGCAGCAGCATTGAATGATTCACCTGCTCAAATTAATAACCTATTAACTGCAGTAGGAGAAAAACTAGCGAAGGCAAGTAACTTATCTGACTTAGCAAATGTTGCTACTGCAAGAACTAATTTAGGATTAGGTACTGCAGCAACTACTGCTTCAAGTGATTATGCTCCTGCGGCGGGTTCTTCTAGCATTACGAGTGTTGGAACATTAACTGGGCTGGCCGTTAACGGATTAATAACAACAACTGATATTTCAAGCGCAGATGGTAGTTTCAATGGACACGTTAATATACAAAGTGGTAATTTAACTATTACTAATGGTGCACCTGGAAATGTGGGTATTGGTACTACTACTGGTGCAGTTCCGAGTGAAAGATTAGAGGTTGTCGGTAATATTAAAGCAAGTGGTGACTTAACAGTCAATACCACTACACTAAAAGTCGATTCAGTAAATGGTCGAGTTGGTATAGGAACTGCATCGCCCGGTACACCTTTAGCGGTGGTAGGTAATTCAACTTTCAATGGTACTGTAAAGATACCAACTGCAAATAAATCATTTACAAAACAAAGATGTTATAATAAAACTGGTGGTATTAGACTTCAAAAAGCAACTTCAGATGCCGACGAAATGATAATGCGTTATGAAGGTGCTAATAGTAATAACTTCGTAATTGAACAATACAAAGACCACGACAATACTCTCACCGGTCAAGCGACGACGCACGGCCGATTGGGCCAAATAAAATTTGTAGGTAGCGAAAATATTTTAAGATTAACAACAAATGGAGGTATTGTCGAACTTGGACGGGCAAAAACTATCGGTGATTTAGACATTGGAGAGTCAACTACCGAAGAATCTCTAATGCGAAAATTATCAATTAAAGATTCTCGCACACAAGCGCATGGATTACACTTTGAGCATAGTGGTAATACTAAAGTTATACAGATGGGAAGATATGATAGCTACCCTAGTGCAACAGAAGGTGATTTTAAAATAACAAGTAGAACAGGTACTGCTGCTGTACAAGATATATTAACCATAGATCAAACCACTGATGCCATTACATTACATAAGGATGTTGAGCTTCTTACAGGTATAAAGATTCCTTCATTTATTACTCATAGTAATGATTCGGACACTGCCTTTGGGTTTCCGTCTGACAATACATTTAGAATTAGCACAAATAGTGCTATAAGAATGGAAATTAATTCTACGGGGGAGGTAACAATACCCGGTGACTTAATAGTTAATGGAACAACCACAACTGTTAATCAAACCAACCTTGATGTATCGGACAATATTATTGGATTAAATCGAGGTGCAGCGACGAATGCAAATGACTCAGGTATTATTATTGAAAGAGGGAGCACTGGAGATAACGCAGCAATACTTTGGGACGAATCTGAAGATTACTTTATATTAGGAACTACTGCTGGCACACCAGCTTCAACTGGCGCAGTCGCAGTCGCAACAGGAAATTTATATGCTACAATAGCAAAAGCGGCGCAACCAAATATTACAAGTGTTGGAACATTAGCATCGGCTATAATATCTGGTGACCTAACAGTCGATACTGATACACTCAAAGTTGATTCGACAAATCATCGAGTTGGTATAGGAATTGCAGCACCCGATAAATTACTTGTAGTTGCTGGTGCAGATGCCGAAATTGTTATAAGTGATACAAATTCTACCCCACTACTTAGACTTAGAGAAAATGGAGTAACAAAGTCAACTATAAGTACCGCAAGCGGATCGTTAATATTCACTTCTGG